CCGACCTCGATGGGGCCGACCTGCGCGATGCCAACCTCATCGGGGCCAACCTGCGCGGGGCCAACCTCCGGTGGGCCGTTCTCACCGGGGCCAAACTCCGGAGGGCCAACCTCATCGGGGCCGACCTCCAGGGGGCCGACCTCTGGGGGGCCAACATCGAGGGGGCCGACCTCGATGGGGCCGACCTGCGCGATGCCAACCTCATCGGGGCCAACCTGCGGGGGGCCGGCCTCACCAGGGCCAACCTGACCGGGGCCAACCTCCAGGGGGCCATCGGCCTGTGACGCCGGGCCGGAGCGCATCCGGCCATCACTCCCGCTCCCTCACAACGAGGGGGCTGAACTGAAACATGCGGGCAACCGCCGGTCCCCGGCCGAACCGGGAAAGAGAACGAAAAAAATATGAGTCCAAAAATAATGGTGGGAATGAGCCTGCAACAAGCGCGGTATCTCGGTATGGCGGCACATGTGGCGGGTGGATGTGTCGCCGTCGGTGAGGAGGGCCGGGATGCCGCGTCGCTGGTCGGGCATGACTGCATCGGCCTAATCCCGGAGGCGTGGGCACTGCGCGATAGCGCATATACGCGCCTCACCGGCGCACAAATCAGCCGCATCGAGCGCCATCTCACGCAGCGATGTGATGGATGGTCGGGCGCAGAGAGGATCAATACCGAGCGGGCGCAGACCCTGGTGATGCTCGGGCTGTGATAAATAACTGCCAGCGGAATCGCCCGCCGGGAGCGCATCCCGGCTTTCACTCCCGCTCCCGGCTCATGCCGGAGGCGGAACTGAGAACAACGCGGGTTAGCCCGCCGGTCCCGGCCGAACCGGGAAATTGAACGAGAAAAATTATGAAAATCGAAATCTTTTCAACGACGGGCTCTCCGCTGTACAGCGGAGAGCATGAAAGCATGGCGGCAGCGGTCAGCGCTGCCGTCCGCGCCGGGGCCGACCTCATCGGGGCCAACCTCTCCGGGGCCAACCTCCGGGGGGCCAAACTCCGGGGGGCCGACCTCCGGAGGGCCGACCTGGAGGGGGCCAACCTCCGGGGGGCCAACCTCCGGTGGGCCAACCTCTCCGGGGCTAAACTCTCCGGGGCCAACCTCATCGGGGCCAACCTCGAGGGGGCCAACCTCTGGGGGACCGGCCTCCCCAGGGCCATCCTGCGCTGTGCCATCCTGGCCGGGGCCGTCCTCTGGTGGGCCGACCTCACCAGGGCCGACCTCACCGGGGCCAACCTGCGGGGGGCCGGCCTCACCAGGGCCAAACTCACCGGGGCCAAACTCACCGGGGCCAAACTCACCGGGGCCGACCTCACCGGGGCCGACCTCACCGGGGCCGACCTCACCGGGGCCGACCTCACCGGGGCTAAACTCTCCGGGGGGCCATCGGCCTGTAACGCCGGGAGCGGAACGGAAAATCTATGAAAATTAAGAAAATTGAGAAAAAACGCGGTCGAGGAAGGCCGCCTTTCACAAGCGGACAACCGAAAAAATCCGTCGTGCATCTTCGCGTGACGGCGCAGGAAAAAGCCGGGTGGGTCCGGTCGGCGCTGCCTTCCACATTGTCTGCCTGGATCACACAGACGTTGCGGGGTGCGAGTGAGAAACAGCCTCCAACCGCATGATGGCAATTGGGGTTGGCTGGTAACGAGTCCAAACCCAGCCAACCCCACCACATTGGAGCGTGCTCACATTCACAGTTAGCACATTCCGGGCTTGGTGTCAATCAGGGGCGCACGATCTGCTCTTGCCATTGGCCGTCGGATTGCCAGACGAGCAGCCACATGAATTCGGTGTACAGCGAGGCGGCCACTTTCAGGTTCTCGAAGCCTCCACGAAACGCGTGAGGGCCTTTGAACTCGACCATGATGTTCAGGATGGTGTTGGTGGCGTCGGGCTTGAACCAGATTCCGTTTCCCAACCGGAACCGCAACGACTGAGTGCGCCAGCCATCGTGTGGGCGGGTGGCCTTCAGATAGGCTAGTCCCTCGGTTTCAAGTCTGTTGGGGCGTTGCGAGCTTTGGCGGATGCGCTTGGGCACCTTGGCCGCGGCGATGGATTGGGGTGTCACCTGGGTCCCGTAGATGTGCTGGTTCAGGCGTTTAACCGATTCCGATGGGTTGTCGGGCAGCAGGCTCACACATTGCCTCCCAGCCGTGTAATCTCAACTTCAAGGCACGCGATAGCTTTTCGCAGGTCCTGCACCTCCGTGGCGGGGTCTTTTTTCCCGGCTCGCCAGATGTATTTTAGTGCGCTGCCACGGCAGAAATTTTCGTGCATGGCGATTTTGATGCACTCAATGCCGCTTGGGTGCTCGGTATAGTGCGCTGGTCGGTTGACTGGGTCAGTGTGGTTCATGGAGAAAAATGTTCCCCCTCCGCATCGGTCCTGGCGGCTGCGCGGGCACCATCCGGCGCACGCGGCTAATAAACCGGACAGGCTGGCCAGCGGAAAGGGAAATTGGGGTCATTGTTCTATGTGGTTTAGGAAACGTGTTCCAAGTTTTAAGTTAAGGTGAGTTTTGCACCGACCTAAAGCCTTGGGTGCTCCTGAACTGCTGCCGATCCATTTCCTTTTCGATGGTCTGGCGTTGGAGTTCGGAGGCGTTCACCATTTGGCCGGACTCCCAGACGACTTTGTCCTCGGGTTCAGGGGCAAATCGTTTGCGGCGTTGCTCGGCCTGCCAGCGTTTGAAGGCGACGGGGTGCTTGACGGTCCTCCACGGGTGATTGGGTTTAGGCGTCATGGTAAAAGGGTGCCTGTGGTGCCCGACAGGCGGCGGGGTGGGTTACAGTTTCAAACCGTCGGCGGTTGGCTCAATTTTAGTGTTCGACGGGTCTTTGCTGTTGGGGTAGGGGTTGGGCGACGCGCCCGGATTTGCCTCGTTGATGCGCTTCAGGTCCATCCCAAGCCACATAACGCCCTCTTGCAGCTTGGTGATGACAACGGCACGTTCCCGAGACGGCGACAACGCTTTGACGCGCTGAATTTGCAGGTCGATGCTTTGCCGCAAATCCTTGACGGTGCGGATTTCGGCATCAATTTGATTGGCCTCCCATTGACGGGTGCGCTCGGCCATGACTGCTGGATTTTCTTGTTCTTGAACTGGCATATGTTTTGTTGCGCGTTGCCCGGTCGCGCCCCCGGAATACTGATAGACTTTAATCTATGGTTGTTTTTGTTTCGAGTTCCCGGCGGAATTGCCGGAAATTGGTGGTTGGGTGTTCCATTGTCCCTTGGGTGCCAGCAGGTTCAAGCCGCGGGCCTTGTCAGGGTTGTCGTGAATCCATCGGTGACAATCGCGGCAAACAGCGATGAATAACCGTTCGTTGAACAGCAGGTCTCCGATCTTTCCATGCTTGTGATGGATGTGATCGGTCCATCGCAGTGGCTTTCCTGGGCGCACTTTTCGGCAGGCCTCGCAAATAGGGTGATCCAGCATGAAGCGCGTCGCAATCGTAATGTAGATGCGATCGCGGTCAATTTGTCGTTGGCTTTTTCGTTTACTGGGCTTTCTCACGGTTTTTTATGATTTTTTGGTTGTTGGCGATGTTCTGAGCGATGTGCGTGCGTGCGAGGTGTTTGCAGAACTTGCCTTTGATGAAACTTTGAGGACAGGCACAAAGACCCACTCCCCCGTTTTCGGACATGTCGATTCGATACGGCGGGTGCCCGGAGTCGCTTGTCGCCCAATAGACGAGTTCTTCATGGGGGTCCTTTTCGACTCCAGGGCCGACCGGGTTTGGTAACACTTTGAACACACGCGGTTAATCCTGCGCGGGGATGACATTGGGGACCGTCTCCGTCTCCGGTTCCGTCTCCGGTTCCGGCTCAACGACTTTCTTGTCGGGGTCCACGAATTCCACATGCCAATCCTCATCGAACGAGTATCTCTTGCGCACCTCCTTTACAGGCAAGGTGATACCCTGGGTTCGCAGGTAGGCATGGACGGCGCTATTCAATTCTGCTGTGGAGATGGTCAGTTCTTTTATTTTCATGTTGTTTCTTTTGTTATTGCACGGTGATTTATTATTGGCTTTTATCGTCTTGGATTAGGTTATTTTTTACCTGAAAATCGAACACAACTTCGTGGTCATTCCACTTGTTTTCATGGAGGACCGAGTGGACGGGCAGCGTAATTCCAATGGTCGCCAAATGCGCTTGGACGGCCTTCTTGATGTCCTCGTTGTCGAGGGTCAGTTTTTGTATTTTCATGTAATGAGTTGCATTTTGTTGTTTTGTTAATGGTTTACCGAAATTGTACCGGATTCGCCGCAGAATAGCTTTTGCTCCTACATAAACAAACGCAATTATGGTGCCAGCTACGAAGCCCACGGCGAACGCCGCAAGGCAATAAAGAGGGGTCAGGAATGGGGTCATAATGGAATGTCACTTTCATCTATTTCGGTTGTTTTTGAGGGGTTCACGAATCGCGTAAATTGCCGCTGAAACACCAGGGGAACAAAACGGTTGCGTGGCCCGTTGCGCTGTTTCGCGATGAACAACTTAACCGGGATTTCGCTTGGCTCGTCTCCGTCAGGATCAACGCTGTCCGTTGGTTGCGGCCAAAGCATGATCACCACGTCGGCATTTTGTTCGATGGCCCCCGACTCGCGCAAATCGGACAATCGCGGGCACCGCCCTTTGTCCTTTTCAATCTCCCGGTTCAGTTGGGCGAGCACGATCACGGGAATGCGCAATTCCTTGGCGAGTCCCTTAAGCGCACTGGAAATGTCGGCAACTTCCTGCTGCCGGTTCTCCTTTTTGTACTTCTCCCCGGACACGAGTTGCAGGTAGTCCACCACGATCAGCCGGACCTTGTGGCGTTGAACCATTCGCCGGGCACGCGCCCTGATCTGATTCACGTTCAGGGCGCCAGTGTCGTCGATGAGGATGGGGGCGCGGCGGATGTCATTGGAGGATCGGACCATGGCGAGCGGAGCGTTAGGGTGCAGCCTCCCGTTGGTCAAGTCCTCGAAATTCACCCCGGACCGCGAACAGACCATCCGCGAAACCAATTCCTCCGCATCCATTTCGAGCGAGAAAAAGGCCACCGGGATTTTGCAATCAATCGCGACGTGTTCGATGATGTTGGCTGCAATTGCCGTTTTCCCGGCACTAGGCCGCGCGGCAATGACGACCATCTTGGACCCGCAGAGCCCGGATGTGAGTTGCCGGTCTAGGCCGGGGAAGCCGGTCGGGATGGCGTCTGGGATGCCTTTATGCTGCGTGATGTCCTCGATCTGACGCATGACCGAATCCACTACACCTGGCAGCGGTTTGATCTCGGCGGCCCTCCCAGTTCGGAGGGCCAGGGCCTGTCGCTCAATTGAATCGAGGAGGTCCGGCAGGTCGGATGAAGATTCAAAGCATTCCCGTACCAGGTTTGTGAAGATGGCCACGCCTCGCCGGCGGATGGCGTGCGCCTCGACATTTTCCAGGTAGAAGTCCAAAGCGGCAATGGTGGGGATGTCGTTTTCCAACTGCAGCAGGTAGGAAATTCCCCCAACATGTTCAAGACACTCCCTTTTCGTTAAGAGCGATTGCAGGCCAATCATTTCCACCGGTTTTTGGCGGCTGTGCAGGTCGAGCATTGCATCATAAATGATGGCGTGGGCGGTGTCATAGAAGCATTCTTTTGACGGCAGACGTTCCACGACATCGTCCATGCACTCCCGAGAGTCCATGAGGATGCAACCCAACACTCCGGCTTCAGCTCTGGGATCGTTCGGCGGAAGGAGCGCGTCCTCTGGCTTCGCTTGGGGTGGTTGCTTGGGGGTGGGTTTCATGGGTCAGATTGATCTGGTCTTAAATCGTCCCATCATCCATTGACCGGCTTCCGGGATTGCGATGGCCGGTGTCTTGGCTGTGTCCCATGGGTTGCAGCCACTCCAAAGGCTCGTCGGCTGGCAGAGGGAGCAGCCGAAGCCAGCGACATTGGCCGGTGGCGACGTTGTGGACCTTCACACAGTCAGGGCCAGGGCACGGACCGCCTAGGGTGGCCGCTTCGAACGCTTCATTCAGCGTCTCCTGGAGGCTCTTTTCTTTATGGTTCGTCTTTGGAGTTTTCATTAGAACTTCTCCATGAACTGATCCAACTCCTCCTTGGTGATGAGGGGGACGGTGGTCGGGGTGATGGTGGGGAGTGGGGGCCATGGGCTGCATTGTCTATAGCGTTCTTTTGCCAGTTGGCGGGCAATAATCATCAGTTCCATGGCGGCAACAGTTATCTTTTCCATTTCAACTGTGGTGCCTGAGTCGGCCTGTCTGGCTTGCAGCAGGGTGTCGAAGGCGGCGTTCAAGTCGTAAGTGTTCATAGATCACGTGGGTAGGTCGTCAGCTTGGGTAATGCTGACCAACTCCCGGCCTTTGCCCTTGTAGCCGGTTTTATGGGTCACTTGGAGTCGGTCCCCGTTCGCCCGCGCACCTTCCAACCACTGCTCATCCCCGTCGAAGGTGGTCACTTCAAAGGCCCGGTCGTCAGCATCGACCAGTTTCAGGGTGTGCCGGACGTACGCTTTGCCAGACTTTGAGGATTTGCCATCGTAGCGGAGCCACCGTGTCAACACTGCTTCCGTGGTCACTTCCGCGTCTGGAAATTTGATGGGCTCTTTCTCGTCCTCTGGACGGCTTTGGGGTGCGGGGGGTGTCGGAGGGGCGGCTGTGGGCTGCGGCGGTTCTTGGATTGTTCTACGTAGAACATTTTGGGCTTCCTCGCCCTTCACCACTCCGTTGGCTGCCAAATCTTCGAGGTCCTGGCTCCATAGCTCGCTCGTGTTCGTCGCGTTGATGATCGCATGGACGAACGCCCGCTTGAACGCCATTTTGCGCACAATGTTCCAGAAGTCGGCGGGGTTGTCGTGCTCCACCTTCCCGCCGGCTTGGGATTCGATTTTGTTGCTGCCGGGGGTGTTCGGGGCGAATGTGGCACCGCAGCCGCCTTTCTTGAACCAGCAGAACCACCCATCCCCGGGATTCTTGCTTTTGAGCACCGCTTCCTTGCCGCATTCCGGACACACCTTTCCGGCTGTCCGGAAACGGTACTTGCTTTCCATGGTGGAGCATTCCCCCACGCCGTCAGCGTACTTGGGGCCGTTCGCCACCCGGACCACCAGCCGATAGCCGCGGTGGAAGTTCGGGTAATCGGTGACTTCCTCCCGGTAAACCTCGGGATTCAACTGGAAGGTCATGGAAAGCTTCTGGGCTCCCGGTTGGAACAGTCCCACCTTGTCGCCACACCCCGGCACCTTGCCGTAGTCCTGGCCGTCCACCATGCACTCACGCATGATGGCCCGGATGGCGTCTAGTCCTTTGGAGACTTGGGCCGGGGTGGAGGGGACGAGTTCGCGGGGGCCGTCCGGCTGATACCGCTGCACCTGCTGCTGGGGTTCCTGGTTTACGACTGCGGGGACGTTGATTGGTTCGTTCATAGTTTTGGTTGTGGTTTGCTAAAGGGCACCGTAAAAATAAACGTCCACGCATTCGACCACAAGGCCGGGGACCACTCGCCCTTGCCGGTCAGCAAATTGCCCACTGAGCTTTTGCTGATGTCCATGCCGTCCGCCAGGGAGCGAATGGTAACGCCCCGGCTTTTCATGGCGGACTGAATCAAGGCGCGGGCGGCGCGCACGTCGGTTTGACGCAAGAGCCTGCTGGTCTCGGGCAACTGTGGGATAGATTGTTTTTTCATTCTGGAAATGAAAATACCACGACTCGATCACCTCGTCCACATTTATTTTCATTTTTTTTTGGACATTCTCGGGAGGGCTGCTATTGTGGGGGTGTGAAATCATTGCGCAGCAAAAAAATGCGAACCTACGAACAATGGAAATCCGTAGGTCGACACGTTGTCAAAGGCGAACGATCACGGTCCCGGAATGCAAAAGGCGAGGCGTTATTTTCCGAAACGCAAACGGCCACCTCGACCAGGTTCTACGGAACCTTTGGCAACGAGGGTAGCGACATGTGTTTTGACACTGTTGGCGATTCTGATTTAGATAGGGATGTGGACTTTAGGTTTGGCAACTGAAATTGACCCCATGAAAAATAAATCCTTGCGCAATTCCCGGAGTGGGCGTAAATTTCGGGTGTTCGCTGACCTGGTGAAACGGGCGAGGATGAACATCAAAATTTTGGACTCCGGTCTTGGGGAATGTCTCCCCGACCTTTTCCCGTTTCATCAAGGCCGGGGT